GCCCTCATCGAATGCCGCCCGATAGACGTCGGGGTGCTTGGTTTTAAGTTCTTCCAGGTTCATCTGACTTTCCTCCTGTAATTGATTGATGACTTGATCGAGGGTCGCCATGCCGTCAACAAGGCCGTTCTCTATGGCGTCCCTTCCCAAAAACACTTTCCCGTCCGCCGCTTCGAGGATCTGCTCCACCGAGCGACCGCGATTTTCGGCAACGGTATCCACAAAAATTCCGTATATGGCGTCGACCTGGTCCTGGATATAGGCCCGGCCTTCGTCGGAAAGGGGCTTGTGCATCGAGGCGATGCGCTTGTATTTCCCGGCTGTGATATCCGTGATCTTAAGCCCGAGGCTGTCCTCCATCCTGGACGCGTCCAGGTGCGTCGCAACGACGCCGATGCTTCCGACTTCCGTGGTCTCTCCGGAGACGTAAATGCTGTCCGCTGCGGACCCGATCCAGTAGGCGGCCGAGGCCATCATGCCGTCGGCCACGGACACAACCGGCTTCGTTCCCCGGCCGGAGCGGATCAGGGCGGAAAGTTCTTCGGTCCCGTCCACGGTTCCGCCAGGGGAGTCGATATGGAAAACGATGGAATGCACGTCCTGGTCGGCCATGGCGTTGCGGTAGGCGTCGCCGATGTCCCGCATGGACGTACCGCCGAACAGGTAGCTGAAGAAGGTCCGCGATTTCGTGAGCACGTCCGTTACGGGAATGACCGCAACCCCGCGGTCAACGGTGTATCCCCGCAGATCGTCCGGATTGTCCTCGGTGAAAGCGAATCCGCCGCCTTTCTTCAGGTCCTTCAGGTCCAGCTTCGGGCCGCGCACATGGGTCTCATAGACCGCGCGGATCTCCTGCAATTTCTCCGGCATGATCGCCCAGGGCGCCGTCATGATATCGAGCAGCTTCATTCGTCCGTTCCTCCGTCTTCATCGTCGGGCCGTGATGCGCCGACCGACGCGCCAGCCGGTGCGCCTTCCTTTTTCGGCACCCACATGCCGATTTCCTTGAGCATCTGACGTTCCTTCTTGATGCGCGGGTAATTGCGGTCAAAATCGCCGCCGGTGATCAGGACCGTTTCTTCATCGAGCGTGGTCAGGCCGAGATCGAGCCGCTTGTCCGCGGCGTTGACTTCCTTCAGGGGATCGATCTGCCCGGGGGCGTCTCCGATCCAGATGCTGCCCAGGTATGCCTGGCGGACCCGGTAGTCGCGGAAAAAGCCCGGGGCCTGGACGCGGCCGATGGCCACGGCTTCGGTCAGCCAGTTCTCATATACGAGCTGGCAGAAATTGCGGGCCAGCCAGGCGCGACGGTTGCGGAAAAATCGCCAGGCTTCAAGCAAGGCGGCGCGAGATGCGCTGTACGATGCACTGAAATAGTGGATCAGGACCTCATAGGGAATTTCCAGGGCGACGCCGATCTGCTGCAGGATGGATTTCACGAACGGATCGAACGCCTGGTTGGGGCGTCCGGGGTTGGCGGTGCTGACATCCTCGTTGGGGGCTAGGCCGACGATTGCGCCGTTGCCCAGCTTGTAATCTTCATCGCTGGACGTGCCGCCCGTTTCCGTTGACGGCGAGAAGGTTCCAAATGCTCCGTCCCCCGTTTCCGTCTTGACAAATACCGTGAACATACCGGACACGACGGCGGCCATCAGCTCCGCCTCGGTGTATCTTTCCAGCTGCTTCATGGGTTCGATGACGGGAGCCAAAAGCGGCACGCCGCGCGTCTGGCCGGGGCGCTGAATCTTGTAGAGATGGATTACGTTCCGCAGGCCGGAGTTCACGCCGAAGGCCGGAACGGTATCCCATTCGTAGGTTTTCTTTGATGCGTACAGTTTGTTGCCGGGATGCTGTTTCAGGATATGGTATTCGACTGGGGCGCCGTACTGGTCTTTTTTGACACCACCGGCGAGCAGGTCACTGTCCGGCGTGTTGTCCTTGTTGCAGACCCGGTCCGCCTCGACAACCTGCAATCGTAATTGATAGGGGAATCCAGCGCGTATGAATCGCGGTAGAAGCGTGAAGACGTCGCCGTTTTCCAGCGTCTGCCGGAAGACCAGCTCCTGGATGTCGGCGAAGGTCATGGCGCGGGTGACGTCGCATTCGTGCGAGTCAGCCCAGAGCTGCCATTCCCGTTCCGTTTCGGCTTCCCATTTCGCGGCCTGATCGTCTGTCATGCGGAGCGTTTCGCGGTCGATCCGTGACTGGAGCTGCAGGCCCTGTCCGACGACGTTGGTCACGATTGTCCCGACGGACCCGCAGGCCAGGGGGCTGTTGCGGATCAGGTCGCGGCTGCGGTCGCGCAGGGCGGGGAGATCGAGCAGGATATCCGAATCGGCATCATTGCTGCCGGTGATCCAGGCACTGAGGGAGCGGCGTGTTTTCGACGCACCGGAGTACCCCCCGGCCAGAACCATGCGCAAACGGGCGGCCATGCGGCGCTGTGCCCATACGGGGGCGACATATTCGATCGCCCGGTCGATGGCGTTCCCGGCAATGCTGACTTTTTTCCTGCCAACCGTCACCTCTTTCATACCGGCGTCGCACCTCGCAGGGTAGGCCCGCGGCGGGTAGTCGTTTCCGCGGCGACTTGATAATCGACAAACTTCAGGAATTCTGTGACCTCCCGGAGATCCCGGAATGTCCGATTGACATCGCCGATAGCATAGGATTTGGTCAGTATGCTGCCGTTGGCGATGTCATCCAGAATGGAAGTTTTAAGAGCCGACCAGGTTGTGAATGCCATGTTTACCCCAAGATATAGTGGTTGCTTTTGATGGCTCGACTATATCATGGGGTTTTGGGTCAAATCCGAAGAATGCCGGAAACGTACCAATAAATGCCGGAAACGTACCGAAGAATGCCGAAGAAATGACTTGACAGAATTATTTTTGATGATTTTAGGGGATGTTTTTGAGGCGATTATTCCGCATCTTCTGGAATTTCTCGCGTGCATTTCCGTGTAACGGCCTTCAAAAACTCATCCAGATTTTCCGAGTGGGCATACCACCGACCATCGATAACTACGGCAGGCATCCCCAAGTTGATGAATTTGTAAAACGTGGTCTTTGAAACCTGAAGATAGGTCATAATTTGTTGCGATCCAATCAGTAACTTGCAGTTTGGTTTTGCTTCACCCGCCATTTATTGCACCCCCGATGAGATGATTCGCCGGCGGTTCCTCGCCTGAACAGCCGGGTCCTTTGTGCCCTTCAGATACTTCGCCAGCTGCTGCAGGGATGGCAGCCAGGCGCTGTCCGCCAGGGCCGCCGCATAGACTTCGCAATCCAGGAGATGGTTCGCCCGGTGCTGCGATTTCCAGTACACCTTCCCGCGCCGGTCGCGGGCTTTCTCTTCCGCCAGGAGCTGGTGCGCGTAGTCCATGCCGGTCCCATCATGCAGGGAAAAATATTGCGCCTCGCCTTTCTGCCGCTCCAGCCGCCAGTGGATGGTCTCCTTGTACTGGTCCGTGGCGATGATCCGCAGTTCGAGCCCGCCGGGAATGGACTTGCGGCTCCGCGGCATGACATCGATGCGGGTGATCTTGATCCTGGACGGGCTCTTGTGCGACGCGCCCTTGATCCCGTACACGACGCCCGGCGGGACATTCCGCAGCCACTGGTAAATCTCCTCCGTCCGGGTCCATTCTCCGCCTTCCGACTCGCCGCCTCCGGTATCGATCCCCGCCCGCCAGATGCCCATGGTTTCACTTGTGTCCTGAATTTTGTACCGCGTTTGAAAGACCAGGGCCTCCAGGTCCTGCCAGGCGGTCACATATCCGTACTGGACCAGGTGACTCGTCAGGTCCTCACCCCAGGCGCGGACGACGAACCAGAACCCCGTTTTCTGGACGTCGATCCCGGCCGTAAGCGCAACCGCCCAGGACGGCACGATCCCGACGGGGATCTGGGAGCAGTGGTCCAGGACGCCGCTTTCCTTTTTCGGGACGATCGTTTCCTTCCATGCCTCCGCCTTGTGCTGGGTGACGAACGCCATCAGCTTCGCCGGATCGTCCTGGCCGCGCAGAAAATCCGCCGCCACGCGGGACATGGACACGAACGGAGAATACCAGCTCGGAAGGTGGAACGCCACGGTGATCGGCCGGTCCTTCGCTTCTCCGCGGGCCGCCCAGCGGCCTTTCTTGACCGCCTCGTCCCGCATGTGATCGTCCCAGAACATGCCGCACTTGGCGCACTGGTAATTCGCCAGGCGCTTGCGCTGGATCTCCCGCGGGTCGCGGCAGTTGCCCGGCCAGATAATGTTATCGAAGATCATGACCTGGTACTCGCCGCAGACGTGACAGGGGACCAGATAGTCCCGGATTTCGTCGGCGTCCTCCATGGCCCGGACGATGTAGCCCGTTTCCGTGGTCGGGGTCGAGACGCCCAGGATCTTGCTCGTGTGCAGGTAGGCCGTGGTCCGTACCCGGGCCAGGCTGATCGGGTCGGATTCCTTTCCGGAGAATTCCGGGTACTTGTCCATCTCATCGAGAAACAGGTACATGACCGACTCCGAGGCCAGGGCCGCGGGCGACGTCGCCCAGGCCATCATGAGATCGGCGCCGTTCGTGAACTGGACCGCCAGGGCGGAAGTGTCGTCCGCCTTGCGGCTCATAAGGGCGGAGATCCGGGGTGTGCCCTTGAACATGGGCCCGATCCGGCGCTTGCTGATCCGCTTCGTGACCTTTTCATCCGGCATGATGTACATCATTCCCGAT